AGCAGCTTGAGATTCTTTCTTTATGTCCTCATCGCTGATTATCCAAAACTTGCAAATTGCTTCTGGTTCAATTGCTCCTTGAATTAATTCACATCTTGGAGCATCACCCTCGAGATAATAAAATACACAATTATCACATTCTATACCTTGATCTTTATATGGATTTTCTGAAGCACCAGCATAATGAATTCCATTACCACCGACTCCTCTATCAAAATATCCAAATGTTTGAAGATTAGTAATTATTTTAAGATAAAGGTCTTTTTGTCTTTCATTCAACTTAGGAAATATAAGTCCTTCGTTTGCCATAAAATTATTTCTTTTTTAGACTTTGACAATGTGCTCTTTGAGAAAAACCTTTTGGATTATTGCAATTAATACTATCTTTATATTCTTTACTCCACTTTGCTTCGCTAATTTTTTGAAGTTGAATTTCTGTTTTACCAAGCATATCACCTTTTATCCAATTAGGCCCATCATTACTACATTCGTAAATTACTGCATAACCCATATCTTCTGGAAGATCTCTGATTTCTTTAACTTCGCCTTCACTACCATAATGTTTGCAGTATGGATTAATATTTCTAACTTTATCGCCTACTTTAAACATTGATTTTGATTGAGTATACTCATTAATTGGAGTTGACCAATCATCTGTTTTTTTAGATTCTTTAGAAACATAATCATCAATTGGGCCTGTCATTTGAGCTTGTGAATTATTTAAACTAGGGATTTGACCTTCTTCTTCATCTCTATTAAACATTACAAAGTTATGAATTGTAATCATATAATCTTCAGCTAGTGCTGCAGTTTGTTGTAAGAATGGTTCTGTAAGATTTTCTTGAACTAATGGATCACTTAAGTTATTTAAAATATTTTGTGCATATTTTTGAGTTGCAGTAATTGATCCAACTATCATTTCATAAAAATCACTTTTATAATCTCTAAATTCTTCTTGTAAATCTTCATCAATAACTTCTACATTATTTAATTCTGGATTGATTAATTGATTTTGATCAAATTCTGTTTGACCATCCCATTCATAATTTTGATTCATATAATCTTCTGCTTGAGCTTTTTTAAGTGCTTCTGGACTTGGGCGATCTGGTGATCCTACTGGTGCTGGACGATAGTTTTTGCCCATTCTTTTTTTCTTTTGTTGAATGTTATACCAAAGACCTTTATTTTTAGATTGAATATCTGCTTCAAATGTCATCTCTGGTTCTGGTTCTCTTACAAAACCATTTGTATAATCTGTTACTGATTTTTTAGCTTCCCACATTTTACAAGACCAGTAATTAGCTTTCCATTTTGGTCCTCTGCGACCAGTGTCGCAACCATGTCTTGATCTATAAGCTTTGCGTCTGGCTGGATTATCTCTTTTAATGGACATATTTGGATCACCAAATTTGACCATTACAGTATTGCCTTTATCATTCTTAACATAAACGCCAAATTTCTTTTTACTTCCAGAAGGAAGACGAAATGGTTTATTAAGTGGAGCTTTACCTTTTTTAGCTGTTATCTCGGAACTAAAATCAATCTCTACTTCTTTCATAAGATTATAGTGAAACACCAGATTCTACGTAATAAAAAAGAGAACATGCATCATTTGTTGTTGAAAAAATATGTTTATTATTAGTTACTGCAACTGTACATGGAAATTCTGAATTTCCTGCTGGTAAAAGAGAGATAACTGCGCCATTATTATCATTTTCTTTTAAAGTAGTATTTACATGAGCTGAACCACCTAATAAATAAATTGTTGTATTTGGACCTTTTCCAGATATTACTACACCAGATAAAAGTGTTGTAGCAACTAAACCTACGCTTTCAAATCCTGCTTCTCTAAATAGTTTCATAAATTTATATTATTTACACCTTAAACAACATCTATGTAATAGAAAAGTGTTGTTGGTTGAGAACTTACAGCGTATACTGATGTATTTTCTTTTACTTTTATTGTGGCTGGAAAATTTGCAAATCCAGTTCCAAGATTAATTATTGTTGCTCCAGATCCAGTTGTTTCAAGATATCTTTGAGTTGAAAAACAAGCTGAACCAAGAAGATATATACTATATCCAGTTCCCGGAGCATTAATTATATTTCCACTAGTTAAGTTATTGGCAACTAGACCTACATTTTCAAATCCTTCATATCTATATAGTTTTGGCATAATAATTATTACACTTTAAAATATAGAGTTAATCTTATAATTTGTGAGCCAGAAATCGGATTTGAACCGATGACCTACGGTTTACAAAACCGTTGCACTACCGCTGTGCTATTCTGGCGTTCTCAACTCTAGCTCTTAATTCACTAGATGAAAATACATGTTTTCTTTTATGGTAATGTATCTCAATGCCATTATCAAGACAGTATTGCTTTGCTGTAAAATCTTTATTGATATATTCTTCGCTCAAGAATCTGATATCTATTTTTTGAGTTTTAATTAATTGTTCAAGATCATATTCAGTATTATATAATAAAATTTCATCAACATACTTACAAGCCTGTAATTGGACATATCTTTCATAAACACTTTGAACTGGTTTATTCTTAACATCTGGTCTATCAATCGTTGGATCAATTTGCAATCCTACTTTTAAATAATCACAAAGATCCTTTTCCATTCTTAACATTGTAACATGGCCAGCATGAAACAAATCGAAACTACTACAATTAAAACCTATTTTCATAATATATATTATATTGGATTTTTTATTTGATTTATAAAATTTATCATTTGTTGTTTACTGAAATCATTTTTTGCTACATTCACACTATAACAAACAAATTCTACATTACCTTTTATATAACCTTTTGATGGTATAATTTGATCTAAACTTGCTTTTATAGGAGTTTTTTTGATATGTTCATCAGCTGTTGTTCTCGGAAGTTCCATTTTAATTCCTGTATATGGACAGATTCCATGTTGTTTATTCCAAAGTTCTTTTAAATATTCTAAAGTTAAATCAGACTTTACGCCTTTCTTTTTACTTCTATATAAAGATTTATTTAAATAATATTTTAATGAGCTATATTCATCTAAACGATTTGATGAATAATTTTTAATATTTTTACTATAGATTTTTCTATATTTAGCTAAATGTTTGGTATCAAAATAATGTCCAGAACATTTTAAATTGCAGAAAAATCCCGCGCTTTTCTTTTTAATTCTTCTATTATATTCTGATTTTAATTTTTGAAATTCATTTCCGCAATACGCGCATTTTACTTTTACTGTTGATATTGACATATAAAGATTATATCTTAAAGTAAGATAAATCTCTAATGTAAAATGGAGACAAAGAGATTCGTTTACTTGGACCCGGCATGAGTTGAACATGCGTCTTTTAAAAATCTAAATTAAAATACTACAAGTTTAGTTCTTTTTGTTTTTTAGCTTTGTATAGATATAAGAACAAACATACTCAGCGTATTCTATCTTGAATATTATTACTTAAAGAACAGAAAAACTATTAAATAATAAACATCTAATTACGCAATATTCCAGTAGATGCGTCGTGGATATCACGCTGTAGAACTTAGGCTACAGAAGCGGTCATCTCAACAAGAGAAACTCTTGCAGAAATATGACCTTTATATTTTGCTGTTTTGGCAGTTAATATAAGTGAAACTTTTTTAGGAGTCCTCGATTCAACCTCCACTTGCATTTCAATTTATTTTCTTAAAATCGAAACCAGTACGGGCCCAATGTTAAAGAACTAAGTAACTTTACACATTATAAAGCTTTTAATAACTTTTCGCAATCTTTTTTATAGACAAAATTAAATTTAACTCTTGCTCCATTTATATCTGAAATTAATTGAGGTATGGCAATGCATGGATATTGATCTGGTTGATCATAAATATTCTCATTAGAGATATTATAATGCTTTACGCATTTATTAGCATAAATTGACCATCTACTTTTATTTTTAATAATTTCCATCTCTATGTATTATAAATAAAATTTGACAAAAAAGCAAACTTAATATAATATAAGTTAACATAGTTCCCAATTAGAGCAGTTTGTTGATGTCAAAAAATCAACTATCAATCCTTGAGATAGCAACGTCCCAAGGGCTGACGACTATTAAAACCTTCATTTGTACATGATATGGCTAAAGAAGGGAATGTAGCTATAGGCATCGCAGAATGTAGTGATCGAAGCTACCTCTGATCCGTAAGTGCGATGGCCCGTTTACTGCTGAGATCGCAGTAAAATTTGGAGTCAAAAGAAAAGTTGGATTGATAATACTTAACTTCAGATATACTACATCTGGAGGTAAAGCCCTTTTGGATATCAAAGAAAAGTTATAATAATAAAGATTCAGTACTATATTAGTTCTTATTATTTCTATTAAAATGATTCTGTATTATATCGAAATTTCTATCTAATTTTGATTCAATTCGGTCAAAGTATGCTTCAAATGATTCTTTAGTCACATAAGTGGTTGAAATTTTTAAAGCTAAATCTGCTATTTCTTGTTGGTGCTTTCTTCCTTCAATTTCCATTTCTTTTCTTAATGCGATAAAATCATGAAAAGTTTTATCGTTAATTTCTTTAACTAAATTCTCTTGTTTATCGAAAAGAGAGAATACTCTAGTAAATAACCATCCTCCAAGAAAAGATAGCGCACCCAAAACCACATTAAATAATAATGTAATATCTAAATTCACATAGATAATTACACATTAATTGGATAAATATTATAGCTTTAAATCACCAAAATCGTCATCAGAGATGTCAGTTTTCCTTGCTCCGACCTTATAACTAGAGATCTCTGTTTCTTGAGGAGCTACTTGTACTTTGCTACTATCTAGGTAACTATCAAGCCAACCACCAATAGGATTATCTTTTTGATTGAATATCTTCTTGTAACCAATACTTCTTAATCTATTATCGCATAGCCATTTAGAATATCCATCAAGAACTTCTGGATTTAATCCTAGTAAATTACCTTTACTGAATAGATATTTAGACCATTCACTTTCATTTTTAGCAGCTTGCTCATAGAAAGCGTAAATTTTATCTTCGCTTTTCTTAACGATACTAGTAAAGCCTTCTTTATCTTCTTCTTTTAAAATCTTTAGTAAATTTTGACTTACTGCGAAATGAAGAGCTTCATCTCTTTGGATAAATTTAATAATCTTAGAATTGCCTTCCATCTTTCCACGATATCCGAAATAGAAAGAACAAGCGAAAGAAACATAAAATACAAGACCTTCCATTACATTAATAGAAAGAATAGCATCAAAAATCTTTTGTTTAGAATCTTTCTTGTCGTCATCTCCAAGAATTTTATCAAAATTATTCCTAATCAATTCGGCGCGACTCGTAATCTCTTTATCTTCCATAATGCTATCAAAAAATTTAGTAGCATCTGGATAAACATTATTTAATAGATAAGAATAACTATAACTATGGATACCTTCAAATTGTGCCCAAGTGTTCATACAAATCTCAAGTTCTGGATTACTTACATAGTCTTTAAGAGAATGAATACTACGAGAAAGCATACTATCTCCAAGAGTTTGAAATCTTAAATTACTATCAAATACAAATCTTTCTGTATCTGTTAAATTCTTATAATCGCTACGATCTTTACCTAAAGCTATTTCATGAGGCCACCAAAAATTTTCATTCTGCTTTTTAAATAATTCAAAAAATACTGGATATTTAAAACGATCATATCTTTGAAGATTAAGATCTTCGCCAAGAAATAATGGTTGTTTAGTAGTATCTACATTTTTAAAATTTAAAACTGTTTTCATGGACTATAGTTTACACGCTCCACTAGAACAATCTCTGTCTTCTTTTTGATTAAGTGATTGCTCTTTATCTCCGTCATCAGTATTATTATAATACAAGCTTATTAAACCAAGGCTATATGCGTACATTAATTCTTTCATGACTTTAGCATCTGGTAATACATTGTTTTCATAATGACTATAGTTGTAGTATACATTAGTTGATATAGCCATGTCAATGTATTTTTGAATAACTGCATTAATTTTTAATAAACCAGTATTATCTTTAAGATCATAAGCTAGTTCGTAATTATCATCATACTTTCCAATTCCGGGAACTAGTACTGGAAGTTTACCCATTTTGCTAGTTTTATAAGTAATAAGACTACGGATTGGTTCAACTCCATTTGTTGAAGATTGAATTACAGAACTGCTTTCGCAAGGCATACAAGAA